GACAATATCTAAGATTTCTGGTTCATCAAAGTCCCAATCACCAATACCATAAGGTACTTGAGCAAGCTGATCTACGTAACTAAGAGAATCAATAAGATCGTCATGTGTTAACACATCTGGAAACTGGTAAAGCTGATCTAAAAACCTAGCGTTCCATTCGCCTTTATTTAAAGTTATCATACCGTTTTCAAAACGTCCTTGTAATGCCCACATAATTCTATCAGTCTTTTTCTTGTTACCGTGAGTCAGTGTTTGTATGGGGAAGAATTTGCTGTGTCTTCTTTGGAGATCCATGAGGGGTGAAGTGACGGCCTGTTTAGCAATTCCGCGTTCGATACCAACAGAAATAGGGTTGTAATCTTTAACAGCTTTAAATATTTTGTTGGCCGTTTCATTTAAATCCCAGCGCCCGTATATGATATTATCAACAAACCAATGGCCGTTGTCGCTTACTTTAACAACTGATATTGCCGTGTCATCTAGTCTTGAGTTCTTACTTCTTGCTTTTCCTACTTCTTCAAAACCAGCTAGGTCAATAGCAATGTAGTAATCTCCTGCGTCTTCAGAGTCTTTTTCACCGAACTGAACCCACTCTTCCTTAAACATCTCAGAGCCTTTAGACTCGAATGACGCCATAAACTCTTGACGAAACGCATAAGACGACATGGATCGTTTAGCTGCGTTTATTTCTGATTCTTTTAGAAACGGATTGTCGTAGCTAGTAAAGTGCCACGATTTCCACTCTGCATCTTTGGATATTTCAGAGTACTTGTACAAATCGTAAAAATGGTTACGACCCTTTGGAGTGCCTATAAAGATAGCAGGGGCTTCTTTGTCTGCACAAGCTGGCCTTAGAATTTCTTCCCAGACTTCAGCTTTGATGTCAGCGTATTCGTCTAGCACTAGGTAGTTAAGAGAAACACCACGCATAGTATCTGGACGGTCAGCGCCACGTAAACCTATCGTTTGTCCGTTAATTAACTCGATGTCAAGGTTATTTATGTGTGCCTTTTTAATAACACTATGCCCTAGTTCGAGCAACGTGCGCCACATAATCTGTCTTGCTTGCCCTTGTGTGGGCGCTACGTAAAACGTCCACGATCTAGGGTCATCACTTTGTAGAGCGTTTATTAATAAACTCCAAGCGGCCAAGTAAGACTTACCACAACGACGGCCAGCAGCCACCACTTTAAAGCGTGTAGGGTCATTGAACACCTCCTGCTGCCAGTCTGTAAACTGTACGTCTAAATCAGTCATATTAATACAACCACATAACTGAAGAAGCACCTCTTGTGTCTAAATGCACAAACGTATCTGCAACGCCTATTCCTGTAAAGCCTAGTTTCATCGCTTCTTTTATTATTTTAAAACGGCTTGTACTGTCTAGTATTTGTACGTCAGCAGCAATTCCCTGTGCGTGTCTACCCGGTATAGCTTTAGCGGCCTCTATAGAGTGCGTAGGGTCACGATAGCCACTAGTAATCTTAAACGGGAACCCACAGTTATCACGTAAGCCATCTAACAAACGTAAGAAGTCCTTCTCCATGCGATTGTTTCCGGTTTCTTGACAGTCAAACTCTTCAATCTTGAAGTACTTCACCGGAGTCTCCATCTATAACGTCACCACCACTAATGTTAGCGGAATTAACACCAGTAATGTTGATTTGTATGGCTGATTTACCAGCCCCTTTAGTTATCTCTTGCTCAAAGGCTGATACAGGGGCTACCCTATCCATTACTAGCTTCCATGCTGCCGCTTGGTTCTTGTGGTCATCATCTAGAGCAGCATTAAAGATAGACTCTAGCACAGCCCTAGACTTAGGACTAGCCAGCATACGATCTCTGTAGTCGTTTATGATGGCTGCTGTGCCTTTAGGTCTACCTACCTTACCTGTTTTACCAGCTTTAGCTATCTCAGACTTCTTTGGGCGGCCTCTAGAACGCTTAGTAGGCACGTTATCCTCAGATACACCTTCGGTCATGTGTAATCCTTATGTAGTCTTTAGTTGTCACCCGTCACCCCTAGTTGCTTAGTTAGACCTAATCAGTCACTATTGTAGTAAATATCTATTTGTTAAATTAAAAGTGTTTTACTACTAAAGTTGATCCTAAAGAAGGGGATCTGGATGATTAAATTGGACTAGGCGTTAGCTACAGGAGCCTACTCTGTAGTCTAAACTTTATTACCTAAGTAACTGCCTTATATTATATCATACTTTTTAGTAAATGTCAATAGACAATAGTACATATTGTGACAAAGTACCAAAGAAAGGTATACAAAGCAGACCCTCTGCGAGCATCTTAGGGGCGCACTAAAGTAGTGCATAGGGTGATATTTATTTCTTTTTTGTAGTCTTGGTGCTTCTGTTGCAAAACGCAAGGCAAAACAAGTAGTTACTTACGTTAACTTTAGGTTCTTTTTACCGGTAATTTCACCCTTTTTTGTGCTTAGGGGGCTACAACAATAGTTAACACAAGTCAATCCCCTCCCCCCGTGGTTTTAACACAAGGCAACACAAGGCGCTACCCAAGTCTAACACAAGGCCACACCAAAAGTCAAGGAATACTTGTGGTATTATTACCAAAGCAGATCCTTGACATCACGGGTGTACTATGGTAGCTATCCACAGGGGGTAACACAAGTCAACACACAAGTCAACGTGAATAATACCAAAAGAAAAAGTAGACATGTGAATGCCTAAGTAGTACCCCATAAGCACACCATGAGGCAGACTACCTACCACAAGTAACCACAAGATGCAAGTGTGAATAGTTACACAAGTCTAACCACTATTATACACACGCGCACACGCGAATAACACAAGGCAACACAAGGTGTAAAACATTATTTATGTGACATAGTACCAAAAGATAATTCTTGCAAGCATTAGCTAGTGGTGTATAATGGCTACATCAAGTCGAGAGACATAACCAGAGAGGGTAACACATTATGACCAATGAAGAGCTAATGTTAGAGACACTCAAGTCTATACACAACTTGTTCAATGAGCTCCGTTTTGACAACGGACAGCAGTTTGAAGCGCTCGAGGACGCAGCAGTAGCGCGGTACTTTGAAGGAAAACGTGACGCTTACGGCATCGCAGCACAGCGTATTGAGTCAGCAATCAAAACCTTGGAGGTGATCTCGTGAAAATATACACGACTAAAGAAGAAGCCGGAGAAGTTCGCCAGTATCTGATGGTCCAAACTAACGAGCGGCCGATAGTACGTGACTTTGTTAAAGGCTACGCGCTTCAACGCTGCATTAGCGGATCTTACTGGGATTTTGAGGCTAGCCGCTGGGATAACGGCTGTAAAATTAACGAGCGCAGTAAATGGGAAAAACGCCACGATCTATTGACATTTTTAGATGCCTAGGGTTGATTTAATGGTGGGCATCTGCTACGGTGTCCACTGTTAAGCCAACACTGGCGCAACACAAACCAAAACTAAGAGGGATAACACCATGGAAATTCACTGTTACACCATAACCGAATTAGCGGCAGTATGTGCCGAGCTAGTACGTCAGGGAGTCACGTTTAACGCGGATAGTCACGCGTTGGTTATTCATTGCACAGGAGGGTTTTGAACCATGAACACACAAGAAATCAGAGGCACCATAACGAGCGTGAAACGTCTAGCTAACAGCTATTGCGGCAATCCTAACTTTAAGCTAAAGTTAGAGACGAACAATAGTGTTGTTATCCCCGTTTCCACGTTGAACGACTCAGGCGTAAACTATACGCTAGGCGGCTTTTTAGAAGGTAGCCAAGCCACGTTAGTAATAAAGGTAAACCGTAAGAGCAACAAACTTTTAGACATCAAAAAAGAGGGTTAAAAATGAGACTGGTCGAAAAGCAAATGAACGAGGCCGTGGATAATATGCGGCCTTGGAAAAAAGATAACACTCAGGTGACTATTGCGTCCGGTGATTGGTCTACGTGGGCTCACGTGTACCTGCACGGCCACCCAATAGCGACCGTTGAACGGCAGAAGTCAGGGGATAGAGTGTTCACCATTAACTATAGGACGCTGGAGCAGTGGCCGACACGCACAACCTTGAGCCGTTTGAGGGCTTTGGGATTCAACGTATACATTCGAAAGGGCGTGGTTTACCACGAAGGGGAGGCCGTAGCATGAAGGAAAACATCACACAAAAGAGAATCCTTGGTCGTTCGTTCATCCTACGCCGAAGGGCTGCACACAAGCTCCCTGTATCGTACAAACGGGGCGAATGCTACCACGGGCTACACGCTGGACTTTACAGTGTTTATATTAGTTTAAGCAAGCCACAGAAGCGGGTCAACGTATCAATAACGGACAAATGAGGAGGGCTAAACCATGATATATTTCGCTTGCTTTATTGTTGGGTTTACTGCTAAGATGCTTTTTGATGATCACATGGCGCTACTGCGCGAACTAAAAGAGAGGGTATAACAATGTTGCGTAGACTAAAAACCAAACTGAAAAATCTAGCCGCTAGAACCATCACCCGAATGGGCTATATAGTACACTTCGATCACTCACAAGGTACGTGGGTAATTGAGAACGCCTATATAATGAAGCCTGTGGTGCGCTTATGGTTCAATCGATCCATACGTGGTAAATTAGGCAAACTTAACTAATGGGGGCATAATGAAATGAATATATTTTATTTAGATCGTGACCCGCACGAGGCCGCACGTTTACAGTGTGACAAGCACGTAGTCAAGATGATACTGGAAACGGCTCAATTGCTTTCTACGGCTCACAATGAGCTAGACGGCGGACAGATAGCCTACAAAACTACACACAAGAACCATCCTTCGGCAGTATGGGCTAGACAATCACTAGATAACTACTTGTGGCTGTACAGGCACCTAGAAGGCTTAGGGAGCGAATACACGAAAAGGTATGGTAAGGTACACCTATCGATACAAAAGCACTCACAGAGCCTCTCAGAGCCTCCTAGAGCCATTCCTAAAGATGCTTTCACTGATCCGCCTCAATGTATGCCAGACGAATGCAAAAGGTCGGACGCTGTACTCGGTTATATGGTGTACTATAATTACAAGGCTGATCAATGGGCAGAAAGCGGCTCACCTATGAAGTGGGGAGGTAAAACTAATGAGTACGTGTGAATTATGTGAACAATTAACAGAAAATTTGTATAGACCAGAGGATTTTAATGTTTTAGTATGTGATGTTTGTTATTCAGAACTGCAAACGCACTATATGCTAGAACTAGAGGGAGAGCAATAATATGGATTATTACGACGAACAGGATCACGAATGGGATAAACTCAGGGATGATCCTAAATGGCAATCTGAGCGAGATAAGTTTAGAGGTATGCTAGACTACCAATTGAGCTACAAAAGCCTTGAGAAGGGCGTACAGGAGCTTCTAGAGGCACATACGGACACTGAGGGGGCAACAATGGCGAATAGTACGTACAAATATACACCAAACGCTGAACAGATGCGCTACGATCTGGTAGATCACCATTTGCACATGCTGGCGCTGTTTGAGTTACTGAGCATAGCTAGATCTAACCTAAACAACGACTATCGCTTTAAGTCAGATGATGAAATTAAAAGCGAATGGTTACTAACATTTGATTCTGAGGAGTAGAAAAGTGTATAAATTACTTTCTTATCTGTTTGTAGTGGCTACAGCACCCCTATGGCTACCAGTAGCTTTATATATAGGCGTGGTTTATAGCTGGGAAGATACCGTACCAAAACCAGAGGATGATTAATTATGCGATGTAAAGCTTGCAATACGATACTAGATGGCAACGAACTGACACGGAAGGATGCTCATAATGACTTTTTTGATTTATGCAATACTTGCTATAGTGTTTCTGTGGCTTCTCAGTGGGAGCTAGAGGACAGCGATGATAGCGGTAATATTTCACTAGAATCGGAGTTGACAGAAAACAATTTTTATGGTACAATATAATACTTAAGTAACTACTTAAGTTTAACTTTAGAAGTTAACTAAAGGGTAAAGTAAAGGAGTATACTACTGTAGTTAACCTAAGTAGTACTTAAGTTTACGATTTTAACACAAGCAGATACTCTGCGAGTCTAGGAGAAAAGGAGTATGTTTGATGATCTAGAGGATTTAACGCTTGACAAAAAGATAAAACCGTGCGATAATAGTAGTAAGGATGGCAATTCGTCATCTGGTAAACCAAAAAAGGGAAGCGAACCTATGTTTGAAGTAGTCGAAGGTGTAGTAAACTTTAGCAACATCACAAAACACGATGTCTACGATGGTCAGGACACTGGGCAGTTTAGTATTACTACAACGCTGTCTGATGATGACGCTAATACGATGTCGTCACGAGGCATTAAAATCAAGGACTATCAAGGCGCTAAACAGCGTAAGTTTAGGTCTCGGTTTGATGTTAAGGCGTTTGACAGCGAGGGTAATCCGTGGACGGGTGAGATACCTTATAACTCTAAGGTACGACTCAAGTATAAGGTAGGTAACGAACATCCGGTACACGGTGTGGCAACTTACCTAGAAGCAGTAAAGGTGATAGAGGTAGCTGACGCACCTGACTCCGCTGATCTGGCTGATTTTTAAACTATGGCTGACTCCAAAGTCATATCACGGGAACCGTGTCCCGACTGTGGCTCCAAAGACAACGTAGCTGTATACGACAACGGAGGTAAGCACTGCTTTACTCCATCGTGCAGCTACCACGTTTCTGGTGGAGGTTTCGAGGGGGTGTCGCAAGATGCCCCTAAGATTCCTTTAGGTGGTCACAAAGTAACCATAGGTGCAGCTGTATCAGCCATACACAAGCGTTCTCTTTCGGAGAGCACCTGTAAAACGTTTGGTGTTACCGTAGAATTCGATCAGCAAGGTAACATCGACAAACATTTCTACCCTTTTTACCATCCAGAAACAGGCGAACTAATCGCTTCTAAAGTGCGTAACGTACCGAACAAGGCTTTTTACGCTACCGGAGACTTAGCATCTGCGGGTTTGTTCGGGCAAAACATCTGTCGTGGGCGTGGTAAGTACATCACCATAACCGAGGGCGAACTAGATGCTCTGAGTGTTTATGAGATGTTCGGCCAGAAGTTTGACGTAGTGAGTTTAAAGGCCGGTGCTTCAGCGGCTGAGAAAGAGATAAAGGCTAACTTAGAGTTTCTAGAGGGTTACGACAACATCGTACTGTGCTTTGATAACGACAAAGCCGGTAACTTAGCAGTAGAAAACGTAAAGGATATCTTTAGCCCCAACAAGCTCAAGATCTGTAAGCTGCCGATGAAAGACGCTAGTGAAATGCTAGTCGGTAACAAGATCACAGAGTTTACTAAAGTGTGGTGGGACGCTAAAGTCTATCGACCAGACGGTATTGTAGCAGGGGAGGATACATGGGATGCGCTTGTCAACAAAAGAGCAGTTAAGTCTACACCCTATCCGTGGGAGGGCCTTAACACCATCACGAAAGGTCATCGGCCCTATGAACTCGTCACCATTACAAGTGGCTCTGGTATGGGAAAAAGCCAGTTCATCCGAGAACTCGAATACGATCTCTTACAGCGAACAGACGCAAACATTGGCGTACTTGCACTTGAAGAAGACGTACCCCGTACCGCTCTGGGAATCATGTCGGTGGCAGCAAATAGGCCGCTCCACTTGGAAGAAGACACTCCTGTCGATCAGCTTAGACCATACTGGGAAGCAACGCTGGGAACAGGACGTTACTATCTATTCGACCACTGGGGGTCAACATCAACGGACAACCTACTGTCACGAGTGCGGTACATGGCGAAAGCCCTCGACTGCAAGTACGTTATACTTGACCACCTATCAATCGTAGTAAGCGGACAAGAAAACGGAGACGAGCGTAAGGCTATTGACGAGATAATGACAAAGTTACGTACTCTAGTGGCAGAGACGGGCATTGGTTTATTCTTAGTCAGTCACCTCAGGCGGGTAACCGGTAAGGCTCACGAGGACGGAGGAAACATTAGCCTACAGGACTTGCGAGGTAGCCAGAGCATCGCCCAGCTATCGGACATAGTTATAGGTATGGAGCGTAACCAGCAACACGAGGATCTAGACGTTCGTAACACTACTTGTGTACGTATCCTAAAGAATCGCTACACTGGTCAGACTGGCCCAGCGTGTTGGTTACGTTACGAAACACAAACAGGACGTATGTTAGAAGTGCCAGCACCTAACTACGATACAAAAGAGGATGAGTTTTGAGTAACTACGTATACTTCGACCTAGAGTGCGATGGGTTTAACCCCAGCGTTATATGGTGCGTTGTTTGTAAGTACAAAGACACATCAACGGTGATATGTAATGCTACTGATTTCATTGCGTACAAAACTTCGATGCCTAAAGCGACTTGGGTTGGACATAATGTCATCGGCTTCGATGTACCTGTCCTTGAGCGTCTATGGGGTGTTGTTTTTGATAGAGAAACTGTTCTGGACACTCTTGTTCTTAGTCGCTTGGCTGATCCTAGTCGATCTGGTGGGCACTCCCTGAGAAACTGGGGCAACACCCTAGGCTTCCCTAAAGGCGACCACAACGATTGGTCTCAGCTAAGTAGTGAGATGATCGACTACTGTATGCAGGACGTAGATGTAACAGAAGCTGTACACAAGCACCTTATGGGTGACTTAGATGGCTTCTCTGATGTGTCTATCGACCTAGAGCATAAAGTAGCTTGGATAATCAACGAGCAAGAACGCAACGGGTGGCTGCTAAACTTTCGTTATGCGTCTGAACTCATGGCTGAGATGCTTCAGCGTCAAAAGGAGATAGAGAACGAACTACAGGCTGTATTCCCGCCTATTGTTGAGGAGCGGTGGAGTGAGAAAACAGGCAAAAGACTGAAAGACAAGGTTACCGTGTTTAACCCAGCATCACGCCAACAGGTCGCAGAGCGGCTTTTGAGCAAGGGTGCTTTGTGGAACGCAGTAACCCCTTCAGGTAGGCCGCAGGTCGATGAGAGTACGCTAAAGCCACTACAGCACATACCAGAGGCTGCCTTAGTTTTAGAGTACCTTACGCTGCAAAAGAGAAGCTCTATGGTCAAGTCGTGGTTAGAACACGCAGACCCAGTGACAGATCGTGTTCACGGGCGTGTAAACCCCTGTGGGGCAGTTACAGGACGAATGACACACCAAAGCCCTAACATGGCTCAGATCACTGCCAGAGGCGTATACGGAGCAGAGAGCCGTAGCTGCTGGATTGTACCTAAAGGCAAGAAGCTAGTAGGCTTCGATGCTTCAGGTCTAGAGCTTCGTATGCTCGCAAACTACATGAGAGACGAGGAATACACAAATGAAATCCTTAACGGAGACATACACACCACAAATCAAACCGCTGCTGGACTTCCGGAACGATCTCAGGCAAAAACTTTCATCTACGCTTTCCTCTATGGAGCAGGAGACGCAAAAATCGGAAGCATCGTGGGAGGATCTGCAAAAATTGGCCGTGCTCTTAAACAGCGTTTTCTTAGAAATACACCATCTCTTGAGCATTTACGAGACCGTGTTACTAGAGCGTGTTCAAGGGGACATCTTATCGGACTCGATGGAAGGAAGCTCTGGGTCAGATCCGAACATAGTGCATTGAATACACTACTACAGGCGTCTGGTGCTGTTGTAATGAAGAAGGCTCTAGTTTTGTTAGACGATGCAGCTAACGAGTTAGGTTTTGACTATAAGTTTTTAGGTAATATACATGACGAGATTCAAACAGAGGTTGATGAACAACAGGCAGAAGATTTCGGCAAGCTCGCGGTGTCTTGCGTTGTCCAAGCAGGGCAACAGTTCGGACTGCGATGCCCCCTTGACGGAGAATACAAAATCGGAGACAACTGGTCGGAGACCCACTGATGGAGCAGATAGAATTACTACTAGAGGACGACCACTATGACTTAGGAGGTGACAGTAAAGAATGTAGCAAGTGCAAGGAAATACTACCACTAGAGAGGTTTTCGAGACATTCAGGAGGAAACTACTTAAGACCAGAGTGTAAATCATGCAACAACGAGCTAAGTAAGGTTAGAGAAGCACTAAAAAAGAAGCACGGTATGCCGTCTGAGGGTTACGTCTGTCCTATCTGTGAAGGGGATGAAGATGCTGTCAAAGGGCGAGGAAACACAAAAAACGGATCTTGGGTGTTAGACCATTGCCACGAGACAGAGGCTTTCAGGGGCTGGTTGTGTCACAAATGCAACAGGTCTTTAGGAGGGTTTGATGACGACACAGCTATGCTCGGTAGAGCCATAAAATACTTAGAGGACAACCAATGAGTAAATCAGTGTACAACCTAGTACCGGATATATACAATCTGGTTAAAACAAAAGAGACACCCAATGGTGTTGATCTGGAAGCTGCTATAGACGCTTTCGGTGAAAACGTAAAGGGGTTAATGAGAAAGGAGTTTGGTCGTGAGAAGTCTAATGACGGACGTACACTTCGCATGTCTAATATTGGTCGTGACGACCGCTATCTCTGGAATGTTGTAAACAAAGAGGAACACGGCGAGGAGCTAGAAGGTCACACTTACGTTAAATTCTTATACGGTCACCTGATCGAAGAACTACTACTGTTCCTAACTAAAGCGGCAGGACACGAGGTAACAGATGAGCAAAAGAAAGTCAACGTCAGAGGTATTACCGGTTCTATGGACTGTAAAATTGACGGTGTTGTTACTGACGTTAAGAGTGTTTCAACTTTTGGGTTTAAGAAATTTAAAGATGGCTCGCTCGCTTATGACGACCCGTTTGGTTATGTTGGGCAGATTAAGGGCTACGCTCACGCTGAAGGAGACGCAAAGTTTGGCTGGCTTGCTATGGACAAACAAAACGGACACCTCACCTACCTACTTTACGACACGGAAGATACTCAAGCGCCGGTATACGACCTAATCAGCTACGACATAGAGGAGCGCATTGAACACGTAAAAAAGCTAGTGGAGCTACCCGACCCACCAGACGTTTGCTACGAGCCTATTCCAGATGGAAAGAGTGGCAACCAGAAACTCGCCGTAGGGTGCTCATACTGCTCGTACAAAAGGGTCTGCTGGCCTTCGGTTCGCGCCTTCGCTTACTCATACGGCCCAAGGTACTTAACAGAGGTCATCAATGAGCCTAAAGTGATGGAGATACCCTTAAAGGAGGTGTCCGTTGGCTAAACGGAAGAAAGTACCTAAAGGGTTTAGGAGTACATTTGAGTATGACGTTGCACAAGAGCTACAACCACACGGTTTTAACTACGAGCCGACAGCAATACCATACACAATACCGAGGATGTACACCCCAGACTTCGTGTTTAACGGAAAAGAAACAACCTTCTACGTCGAATGCAAAGGTTACTTCAGGGCAGGAGATACTCAGAAGTATAAAGCAATCGCTAAATCTATCGCGTGGACGGAGGAGCTTGTATTTATCCTGATGAAGCCTGACCAAAAAGTGAGTAAAACCACAAAACTTACTATGGCTCAATGGTGTGACAAATACAACATAAAATGGTATACTATAGAGACTCTAGAGGAGCTTATCAATTATGTCTCTGACACTTGAAGAACTTAAGGAAAAACTAATGGAAAACTATGACCCCGATGATCTATTGGAGTTTTTAGAACTGTCTTCAGAAGAGATACTAGACAGGTTTGAAGATAAAGTCATCAAGCGGTTCGAACAGTTAGAGCAAGAGTTTATAGAGGAGGGGATAGATGACTACTAATTGTGATCGTAACGTTTTATACGGTAGATCAATAGATGACGCTACGCCAGAAGAATGGGACGCCGCAACATCTGCTTTTACGGTTCACCCCTCTGATTTAGTTATTGAAGAGCCTGTAAAAGAAAAACAGTTCGATGCCGTCGCACGACCGGATCACTACAACACTGGCTCAATAGAGGCCATAGAAGCAATCAAAGCATCTATGCACCCGCAAGAGTTCAAAGGTTATCTCAAAGGTAACTGCATGAAGTATTTATGGCGGTACGAATACAAAGGCAAACCAGTTGAAGACCTCCGTAAATGTCGCTGGTATCTTGAGAAGCTGATCGAGGAGAACTTATGAAGAAACGAAAACTAGAAGATACCCTCAGAGCAGTATTTATCTGCCTAGACAATATAAATTATCTCATTAGTAAACAGAAATCAGGGGCATACGCAAGACATGTTTTGTTGGACGCCATCGAAGGAGAACTCAAAACAGGGGCATACGAAGACGCGGAAAAGCTTTTAATTAAGCTGGGGGAAGACCTATGCGATACTATGGATTAAACTTATACGGAGAACAAGCAGACTGCATGATAAAAACGAGGAATAAATAATGAAGGTCGTTGAAGGTAACTTCGGTAAGCCAACAGATAACGAGAGCAAAGCCTCTGAGATGTTTCAACTGTTAGCTGCTCACTGCGCAGAGGAAGAGGCAGAGGGTGCTGATATACAGGCTGTGGTGGTGACTTTTGTAGAGGGTGAAGCACTAGCTGTGGCCTCAACTGTTAACTACCCTGATGGCGCATACATGCTTCTCTCGATGGGGAAAGACAGCATCATGGAAAGTATACTAGGAGGAGGAGAATAGATGGACGCCTATCAACAATATATAGCAAAATCACGTTACGCACGATACCTACCAGAAGAGCAGCGGAGGGAGACATGGGAAGAGACGGTTAATAGATATGTGCAGTTCTGGATTGACCGTGGAGCTTTGAAGGGTGAGGATGTAGCTGTTGTCAATGAGGCCATCACGAATTTGGAGGTCATGCCTTCAATGAGAGCGTTAATGACAGCGGGTTCAGCACTCGACCGGGATAACGTTGCAGGGTTCAACTGCTCTTACCTACCGATAGACCACCCCAAAGCGTTTGATGAAATGATGTACGTGCTTATGTGCGGAACCGGCGTTGGCTTCAGCGTCGAACGCCAATACATTTCTAAATTACCAGAGATAGCGGAGCACTTCCATGAAACCGAAAGTGTTATACATGTCGCGGACAGTAAAATTGGATGGGCTAAAGCATACCGAGAGCTTATTGCCATGCTCTATTCGGGTCAAGTGCCAAAGTGGGATACAAGCGGAGTACGACCTGCTGGTGCCGCGCTCAGAACCTTTGGCGGCAGAGCGTCTGGCCCAGAACCTCTTGAAGATTTGTTCAAATTCACCGTTGAAGTCTTTCTCGCAGCTTATGGACGAAAGCTTAGTTCCATCGAATGTCACGATATATGCTGTAAGATTGCGCAGGTCGTCGTTGTTGGAGGAGTACGACGAAGCGCACTCATCAGTCTTAGTAACCTTACCGATGATCGAATCCGACGAGCTAAGACAGGACAGTGGTGGATAGACAACCCGCAGCGGGGGCTAGCAAATAACTCAGCGTGTTACACAGAGAAGCCTGATTTCGCTGCGTTTTTAAACGAGTGGAAGAGCCTGTACGAATCTTTCTCAGGCGAACGCGGAATGTTTAGTCGTGTTGCTAGTCAGAAGCAAGCTGCAAAGAACGGGCGCCGAGATGCAGACTGGGACTTCGGTACTAACCCGTGCAGCGAGATTATCTTACGTCCCTATCAGTTTTGTAATCTGTCTGAAGTTGTTGTTAGACCAGAAGATACGCTGAAGGATCTCAAGCGGAAAGTACGAGTTGCTGCGATCTTGGGAACGCTCCAAGCAACACTAACAGACTTCCGTTACTTGCGTAAGATCTGGAAACAAAACACTGAAGAGGAAGCTCTATTAGGCGTGTCTCTCACAGGGATTATGGATCACCCAGTTTTATCAGGAGCTAAAGATGAGAAGCAGCTTAAAAAATGGCTTACAGAGATGCGCGATGAGGCTATACAGACTAATAAAGAGTGGGCTAAAAAGCTTGGGATTAACCCTTCTACTGCTGTTACTGCTGTTAAGCCCAGTGGTACTGTCAGTCAGCTTGTTGATTCTGCTTCGGGAATACACCCTCGCTTCGCAAAGCAATACATAAGACGAGTAAGAGGTTCTGCTGATGACCCTCTGTGCGGTGTCTTAGAAGCCGCTGGTGTGCCCGTAGAGAACGATGTGATGTCACCCAATACCAAAGTATTCAGCTTCGTTCAAAAGGCTCCAGAGGGCGCTGTGTGTACTTCTGAGGTGGGTGCTATGGAACAGCTACGCCTGTGGAAGATATATCAGGATCACTGGTGCGAGCACAAGCCGAGCATCACCGTCTATTACAAGGACTCTGAGTTCATGGAAGTAGGGCAGTGGCTATATAATAATTTTGACGACGTATCTGGTATTAGCTTCCTGCCGTACTCTGAGCATACGTAT